ACTTCAAGATGCCGCCAACAATTCTGTCGATTTTATTAGGGGGGAGGATCAGCGGCTGAGCGGGATTGTTGACGATGCTTACAATACGGCAAGAACAGCTCGAACAACTAGGTTAGGTGGGCAAGCGGAAACCCCGGTTACTCCAAGTCAAAACCTTCCAGATACAATCGACGAAGTGCTTGGAACTTTGGCAACCCAAGAGGTTAGAACCGTTACTCCGTCTCCAATTATTGGAGGCACTCCAACTGTTACCGTTGAGCGAATTCCTTCTCAGTTTTTTAATGAAGCATCTTCAAGGGCGAGAGCGCTGCTTGACGTAGCCAGAAGCCCACAAACATTTGAGCAGATTGTTGGATTGCGCCAATCTGTCGATGGACTCATTCACCAATTTCAAGAATTTGCCCCCGGTGTTGCTCAGAACCAACTTCGAAGACTTCGCGCTGCACTAAAGCAGGAAGAGCTTGCGTCCGCTCGTAGACTTGGAATTAAAAACGAAGTTGTTGCAGCTCAACAGGCTGCTGAAAATCGGTTCAATCTTCTTCAAGACAACCAGATCATCAGAAGGGCTTCCATTCCTGCCGCAGAGGGTGGATATCAAAACACAGAACAATTCTTTTCCGACCTAGCAAGTTCTCCTGCTGGTTTTGAATCCGTTCGAAACCTTCTGACAACGAATCCTCAGGGTAGAATTCAGTTCGATCAAATTCGCAGAGGTTTTGTCGATTCACTGAGAGGCACTGGAACCGTTGATATCGGAGGTGTTCCAACCGAAAACCTGTCTTCTTTTGCAAACAATTTTAGAGAGCTTCCTCAGGGTGTTAGAAATATCGTCGCCGGAAACGAGGCGAATGCAAACAGGTTGCAATCGATTCTGAACGATGCAGTACGCACTCAAAACGTCGGAATGTCGATTCCGGTTGCGGCTGGAATCAGCCCTCAGGCGTTGACTGAAATCACGGATAACCTTGGAACCATCGCATCTCCGACCCTTCGGAACACCGTTGCAAACCTTGCAAGACAGGCTAGAGATAGGGCTGAAGAGTTTTTTAACACGACAACTCGGCGTGTTCAAAGAAATCAACTGAATCCTGACACTGATCCTTCTCAGTTTGTCAGGGATTTTGTGTTCAGGTCTGAAAATCCACAAGTTGTCCAGAATGCATTGAACCAGCTCAATCCTGCAACTCGCGATGCCGTGAGAGCCAACGCGGCGATTGCTGTTCTGAATCACGTTTCGGAAACCGGACCTGCAAATGTCAGGCGCGGAATCCAAAGTCTTGACGACATTGTTCAAGATCCGAATCGCATGCAGATCATTCGCGATGTGTTGGAGCCTAACGACTTCAACATGATCAATGACTACATGGCTTGGAATCGTGCCAGGAACCTCACGGCTCAAGGTGGCCGACTTCAGCCTGATCAGTTGGCCAACTCTGTAATGAGAGCGACTCGCGCTAGATGGGTTGTTGATGCGCTGGTTGGAAGCCCCACTGTTCAAAACTTTTTGAGCGGAGCAGTTCGTTTGCCGCAAACCTTCGCCAACCTTAAGCCGAACCTGACACTCCCGCAGGCAGAAGCGTTGGCAAAGGCTTCGAACATGTCGCTGCTTCAGTTCAACCGAGAATGGGACAATCTCAGCAAAAAGTCTGAAGAGGCTAGGGATAGCCTTCCAGAGGACAAGCGCGGCGTGTTTGACGACACCATTGGCGTCCCTCCTCGCCCTCGTTTCTAATGAAAACCTCCCTCTCTAAGAAAGGTAATACCTATCAGGGCAAGAAGGTGACGCTCAACAAGCCGTTCTACACTCCAGGTGAGCGGAAGAAGAGTGCTGTCTACGTCAAGAACGACAGCGGAAACGTCATCAAAGTTCGGTTCGGCGACGCAAACATGACGATCAAGAAGTCGAATCCTGAGCGTCGCAAGAACTTCCGTGCGCGGCATAACTGCGATACGGCGACGGACAAGACGACGCCGAGGTATCACTCCTGCAAAGCTTGGTGATTTCGTCAGTAACAACTCATTCTACATATTATGGACAAGATGAAACTTGGTGGTGGCGGACGTTACGAGAAGCTCGTTAGCAGTCTTGAGAGCAAGGGCGTGAAAGATCCGAAGGCTCTTGCGGCCTATATTGGACGCAAAAAACTTTCCAAGGAAAAATTTCAGTCATTAGCCGCCAAGGGTCGGCGTCGCGCAATGAAGGAGGGCTAACGCTTAGGCCGTCCGCCCCACGGCTTCTTCGCTGTGGACTTATCGACGACGAACTGTTCGGGCGGTGCGTAATCCCATGATATCGTACCGACGCCGCGCTGGATGATGATCGATCCTGCTTTCTTCTGTTCCTTATCCTGCAAGCCTGACCTATCTCCCCGCTTCGCCATTCCGAGCATGAAGCGTCTCGGTTGATTGAATCCTATCTCCTTCATCACGATTACCTCTCTTGCCCAGTTCGTCAGGTCCGACGATCCGAAGCCTGAGTAGGCCATATCTGCCACGCTCTCAGGTTTGTCGTCCTTGCCCTTTGGTTTTGGGAAGTGATGCACCAGCACGATGACGACTCCCGTCTCGATCATAATCGGCTGGAGCAGGTGACGCGTGAAATTGGCGCATACCTCGATATCCGATGGATTGCCGCCGATGTACGAGAGCAGAGGGTCGATATAGACAATGTCTACTTTCGTCTTTCGGATGAGACGACGCAGCATTTGCGTGAAGTCTGACCCAGTACGAACTGCCTCGCGAAAGAACAGCATGTCCGCACGACGCAATCCATTCTGCCAATCGCTTCCGAAGACCATCTGCGCGGCTCCCTTAAGTGCATCATGCTGATCGGCAATGTCGTTCTCAGCTTGAACGTAGGCCACCTTGAGCGGTCGTACCGGCTGACATCCGAACCAATCCGAGCCAATGGCCCACCTCAGTCCTTGGTAGAACGCCATCGAGCTTTTGCCGCATCCGCTTTGCCCGACAAAGAGAACCGATGAACCGCGCCGAATCCATCTGTCGCCAATCAGGTTGTCCGGGTCGTTCTCAGGATCGTAATCGATGATGCTCTGGAGCGTGAACTCCTGAGGCATGTCCTGAGACTCCAGATAGTCCGTGAACGCATCCCAGTTCACGACACCTACATTGATGGCCAACAGCTTCTGCTCCTTGCCATCGCGCATCACACCGGCTAACCGGCTGAACCTGCTCGCGTTCTTGTTCTTCGGATCGATGCCGAGAGCTTCGAGATGACGATAAACAACGTCGCGCCGCTCGCTCCATTCCTCCTTGTTCGCCGCTTCGACTCTGACCCAGCCGTGCAAACTCTTGCCGCCTGAATCAATGACGACAGAGAGCGGCAGCTTCGAATCCTTCAGGATCGTCCATTGCTCGTCCTTCGTCTTCTCATCCATCTCGACTAGGACATGGCGGAATGCTGATACGCCTGAATCCGATCCGGTTTCGTCGAGGCACGGGTTGACTCGGACATACGCGCCACGGCTGTCAGGACCGTTCCACATGGAACTGATGGGCGGCGTGAAATGCTTCTCAATCCATTCGTCGCGCTTGAGGAATGTACCCTTGGAAGCTGGCCTACCCTTACCTTCCTCATCGCAGATGATGTCGTTACAGATGCAGACAATCTCATCCGGCTCGAAGCAGGCTTTCAGGAAATCGCTTGTGGTGAGCGGCGCTGGCGGCTCAGGTACTGACTGGATCTTCTGAACGACGAACTTGCCGGTCGTTGATACGGGCGTTCCGCTCTGTGCGGAGAGAAGCCATCCCTTCGGCTTGTCGTGCGCTACATTCATCGCTTGATTCACCTTGTGGGCCAATTCGTTGGTCTTCCATGGCGGAACGCACTTCGCATTGTATTCGGCGAGCAGATCTTCGGCAGATCCTCGGGACAGCTCAAAGCCATGCACTAGAGCGGTGGCTACTGCGAAGGTTGCGTTATGACCGCCCTGGCCGCTGACGGCACCCGGGGTGTTGCGAAGCCATGCTCTTGCACGGTCGATATTTGAATTGCTCATTCGATTCCAAGTTGTTTTCTCGCGAGTTCTCCAGACTTGCCAAGGTCAGTCGTGGCTATCTCCTGAAGAACAGAATTTGATTTCTCTAGCTTCTGAAAAAGGAGAGCAAGCTCTTTGGGAGTCATTAGGTACTTGCTCCATTGTTGAATGGGTATGGAGCGAGACTTGAACTTCGCAAAGAGCTGCTCTTGTGCGGCGATGTAATGTTTAGGGCTTCGCATCTAGCAGGACGAACTTGGCATTGAATTCAGCCTTCGTTCGAACGTAGAGCTTACGTTTGCCTTCCCGCATGTAGACAACTCCCGACCACTTGGTTTCTCCGATCCGTATCTCTACGTCGTCGGAGAGGAGTTCAACCTGCACCGAGCTGTTTCCTAAGTTCTTGTATTTCATCTTCGGAAGCGTTGTCGAGATGACCGGAACCGCTCGCATGCCAGACACCGTCTGGGTTTCGCTGAGGCTTCGGCTTGCTCATCCATCCACGGAGGATGGCATATTCAATCAACTGAGGGGCTTCCTTCAACAACTGTTGTCGCGTAATTTCAGAGTTCATCGGGTAGAGTCCGTTTGCCGCGTCGTTTATTGGGTCGTTTCATTCCGAATGCGCCGCCGATTTCATCGCCGAATCCACGGCGAATAAGCCATTCCTTGTACTTCTGATCGAAGTAATCGAAGTCGATTCGGATTGGTGTTTCATCGGCATCTGCCACACGGATCGTTGCGGGTTTATTGAGGTTGGTCATTTGTATATCTCGGTTATGTGTTTGTATTGTTGCTCAGCTTGGCCGCAGTGGTAACAGAGGTCTTCCCCCCCGCCGCAATTGCAGCCGACAGTCTTGAAGAGAACCTTGGCCAAGAATTGGTATTCTTCGATGGCATTCCGCAGCGTTGCGATGTCGGTTTCTTCTGCTAACAGTTTGGTTGGTTCGCTCATTTTTAGTCTGGCATTTGGTGTTTGATGATGACGACGATTGAAACGCCATGAGGATCAAAGTCGTCGAAAAAAGGCTAGGTCGGATAAAGGCTTATGGTCAGGCTTTTCAAGGCGAGAACCTGATCGAGATAGATCCTCGGCAATCTGAAAAGGAACGGATCGATACGCTGATCCATGAGTTGCTTCACTTGGCTAAACCTGAGTACGAAGAGGAGGAGATAATTCGAATCTCGCGCATCGTTTCAGAGCATGTTTGGAAGTGCGGTTATCGAAGAATTCATCGGTGAATTACCTTCCGCCTCCTAGGGCATAGTGAAGGATCAAAAGCGCATCACAGTTGCTCAGGGTGATTTCGAGGTTCGGATAGAGTTCTTGCGCCTTAGACCTCAGCTTACGCTTCCATTCTGGTCCTGTTTCGCATGATTTGCGTCCGCCTAAACCAAGCGGTTCTTGCCAGACCTTCGGCTCGACTCGATGCAGCGCGTAGCCTTGTGCGTAGCCAAGACCCTGAATGATGCCGTAGTTCTCATGGAGTGTCGCCATGCTCGCGGACGATGTGAGCTTGCTCACGAACTTTGGCACTTTCTCGACCCAGAGATGGCTATCTGCTAATTTGAACTCCATTAGTAGTTTGGCCATGTCGGGCAATGACTCAGGCATCGAGAAAAGGAAAATGCCATGATTCGTGTTCACGGCTAATCCGCCGCCAACACCAGGATCTACCGCTACGATTGATTGATTTGTTTTCATAACGCACATCCTCCTTCACATTCAAAACTAAATGCTGACTGACCACGTTCTCCATCGGTCAAATGAACCTCTTTTAAGGGTCTGCATGACTTGTGGAGGTAAAGTTTTTCATCCAATTTTCGGTTCATAACCGTTCCTTCAACACGAAGCGCATCGTCGATTTCCACAGCCCTAGCCCATCCTTCTGGATCAGTCTCACGCAACAGAAGCCATTCATGGTTCGACTTGTATGGACAGAACACGCAAGCGGATCTTGGAACCGTGTGAGGTATTCCGAAAGTCTCAAGCCACTTCACGCAGTCAGCTCGGGTCATCATCTTGTCGCAGAGCGGAAACTCTGGTTCTGACCAATGCGGACTGTTGGCTTTTATGCGAGTGGCTCGACCAGCTTCATCCAAGCTGATTCCAAAAAGCTGGGTCAGCTTGGTTTTGATGCGCTGGCCCTTTTCAAGTCCGAGAAGCGTTCTGCGGATAAACCGTTCGATTGGAAGAATCTTGTATTGCTGGTGCATTGAC